AACTGATCTACAACGCACGCAAGGCGCTCGGTCGATGATGACCACCGTCGAATTCAGCAAGCTGACGCCTCGCCAGCGCGGATACGTGGTTTACATGATGGGCGAGCGAGCCGACGAGCCGGACGTGCCCAACGAGAGCAACCCATATGCTGCGGGATCGAATGATGCGATCGAGTGGGGCGAGGGCCGGCGCCGCGCCGTGCTGATCGCGCAGGATAGCGAGGAAGACTGATGCCCGCCAACGACGATCATGTCTTCACGTTGGTCGTCGACGAGACGCAGTCGTGGCCCTACGGCTACCGCTGCTCGTGCGGCATGGTCAGCATGCGCCACCGGACCGAGCAGAGCGCACGCATGGGTCATGGCACCCACGCAACGCTGACGCGCAAGGCGGGCCCGCTGGGGCATCCTCGGGTCGAGGAACACTGGTGATCCGTTCGCTAGAACACGGCCAGCTCGGCATCGAGTGCCACCGCGGGCACGGGCCGATCCTGATGCGGGAGGCTGGGTACTACGCGCTGAAGGAGGCCGGTGCCCAGATGACCATCCTCGGTTTCGAGTGCTCGAAGTGTCATCGCACGCTGTACGTTACCGAGGAGGTACCGTACGGACCTCCTACGCCAGAGATGCTGCAGGAACTCGACGAGGTACCATGAACGAGTTCTTGAAGTTGGTTGCCAACGACGCGTTCAAGCGCGCGACCACGGCGACCTATCGCATCGATGGCATGTGCGGTCCAATTGCGCTGAACCTCCCGTCAGTGGCGGCGGCCAAGGAGCGATACCTTGATACGGTGCGCGAAGGGTTGGACGAGGGCGACACGATTCCAGAGGTGCAGTTCCGTCTGTCGCGGGAGTCCCCGGACGGTGATGGTCCGTGCGAGGAGCATGTCGAGTGCGTGGAGAACGGGCATATCGACGCCTGCATCTGGCTTGAGAGGGCAACGTGGCCGGGGGTTGTCCTAGGCAGTTCAGTTCTGACCGAGCGCCATCTGGCGATGGTGTCCGATGCGGTGTCTCCATTCCCGTCGTGCCAGCACCGACGCTTGCTCTGTGTGATGATCGACCCGGACGGCGTGCCAGGTCCGGGCATCATGTGCGTCGATTGCAAACAGACGTGGACACCAGCTCCGTTCGTGGGAGCGGAACTCGCCACGACATGATCAAGGTGGACGCTTCCAACGTGGATGTTGCGATCGCCACGCGCGCGATGCTGACCGACATCGCTTCGGTGCTGGCCGAGTTCACCTTCAAGGCGACGAACGAGTTCGATCTTCAGGCGATGGTGTTCAACGTGCTGTGCAAGCGCGCGTGGACGTCTAGTCGCGAAGTATCATCGGACTCAAAGGCGAACCGCTACGACCTGGTGGTCAAGCGCGATGGCGTGGTGATCGTGCTCGAGCTCAAGGTCAGCGGAACAGCGCCAGCGGTGGAGCGCCAGGCGCAGCGATACGCCATGACGGAAGGCGTGCACGGAGTCGCGGTGGTCACGACATCGCAGCGGCTCGCTCGGCAGCTGATGTCACCCGGCGATGGCGGCCAGGAGCCATTGCACGAGCTTGGCGGCAAGCCGTTCGGGGTCATAGCGCTGAGGGCGCTGTGAAGCGGACGCCGCTCAAGCGCACGGCCATGCGGCGCGGACCCGGGCGCACGAAGTACGCGCGGCGCGAGCGCGACATACCGCGCATGGCGTGGATCCGGACGCAGTCGTGTGCGGTCATATCACTTTGGTATGGGCACCCGATGTGGATGGGAGGAGTGCCGGATCTGTGCCGTGGCGAGGTCGAGGCGCATCACGCTGGCGAGCATGGCCTCGGGCAGAAGGCGCCGGACGATACCTGCATCCCAATGTGCGACCATCACCACAACATGATCACCGGTGAACCTGGCGGACGCGGATGCTTTGGTGGCTGGCCACGCGGCGCGGTCAAGCGCTGGGAACTTGCGGTCGTGGCGTACTATCAGCGGGAGTACGATAAGCATGTCGCTAGAGCGGCATCGGCGGTCTGGTGAAGTGGTGAAGTGATGCGGTGGCAAGAATCATGGCGAGCTGATCCCGCAGCGCGGCGCATCGCTGACTCGCACTACAATCGCCAGGCGGTGGGAGCGGACCAGTTCGTTCCGCCGGGCCGCTGCGTCGTGCTGGTCATCCCGGGGCATGCTTTCTGGGTCATGTCATGGCCGTTCCCCGAGTACGTCAAGCACGCGTGGCCGGGCGCGTGGGTGTGCTCTGCGTTCCGGAATGAACGCCCAGACATCCACCTGTCCAGCGAACTGGTGCTGGAGGCCATCGCCGGGACGCGGTTCTACTGGGAACCGCCTGCCCAAGGCATGATCACGTTCGTCGACGCGGAGAAAGTTCGGCACAAGCGTGACCCGGGGCGATGCTTCCTGAAGGCTGGCTTCGTACGAGTCGCTGATACCCGGGGGGGGCTAGTGGCGCTTCATCTCCCAACCAACGCCATGCCAGCCGCGCAACAGCCGCTGGGAGCGCAGTCTAGGATGTTCGTGTGATCCATTTTCACGGCGGACCGGTCACGCCAAATGATGCCGCTGTTCAACTCTGGACGCGTAGGCACGCGATGGTGTCGTTTGAGCGACAGGACCAATGCGCCCTCGCCTTTGAGGTCGCGCAAACCGTCATGCTCGACAATGGGGCGTTTTCTCTGTGGCGCGATGGCGGCGGAGATGTCGACGTTGCCGCGTACGCCGATTGGGTCCGGGAGTGGGAGCGGCATCCTGGGTTCGCTGGCGCTCTCATTCCCGACAAGATCGACGGCACGGCGTTCGATAACGACGGTCTAATCGCTCGCTGGCTGTGTACCGAACACATGAGCGGCGGAATCCCCGTGTGGCATATGCACGAGGATATCGGTCGTCTGCGCGACCTCGTTCGTTGCTCGCAGGGTCGCCTCTACCCTGCGGTAGCGCTTGGCTCGTCCGGGAAGTTCGCGAGCATCGGCACCGCAGCGTGGTGGAGCCGCATGGCCGAGGCCATGGAGGTAGTATGCGACGATCGCGGTCGACCGCTGTGCAAGTTGCACGGACTTCGGATGCTTGACCCGACGGTGTTCTCGCACATCCCGCTAGCGAGCGCAGACAGTTGCAACGTCGCGAGGAACATCGGCATCGACAAGAAATGGACCGGTCCATACGCACCGGTTACCGCAGCGCAACGCGCGCTGGTGCTCGCGGAACGTATCGAACTCCACGCATCGGCGTCTAGATGGTCGAAGCGCAGTGGGATACAGAAGAATTTCGAGCTGATCGGATGACGGACAAGAAGCTACCGAAGCCCGATCGAGACAACTACCAACCTGTGTTGCTCGTGGTGCGGACCTCGCAAGTAGTGCGATGGTCAGAGTGCGCTCGCGAGTATGGGATGACGCTGACCGAATGGGTCTCCGACCGGCTGGACCGAATCGCACCGGAGCGGACGTGAAGCCCGGGACGATCGCGATCTGTGGATCGACCGTTACGGTCACTTGCCAGCCCCATGTCGCCATCCGTCTGCGCCGGCTGTTCGGTGGTGCGCGGCGCAAGGCTGCCGGCTCGTTCGACCTGTCGGCGACCCCAGCGAACGCGCGAGACCTCGACTGGTTCCGGCAGCGGCACCCGCTAGAAATCGAGCCCGGCAGCCAGGCCGAGTTCCATCGGCTGGTCGCGGCGGAGGAGCGCAAGCAGCTGCAGATCGCCGAACTCGAGCATCCGGGGTACGTGCCGCGCGAGTTCGAGCTGGCGATCCCGGCGCGCGAGTACCAGCGGGAGGCGGCCGACCTCGCGCTGCGCACGGGAGCGTTATTGGTTGCCGACCACCTCGGGTTGGGGAAGACGATCACCGCGATCTGCGTTCTGCTGGGACAGGGTGTTCTGCCAGCGGTGATCGTGACGCCTACGCATCTCCCCCGGCAGTGGCAATCCCAGATCGCCAAGTTCGCGCCGACGCTGCGCGTCCACATCATCGAGACGACCAAACCGTACGACCTGACGCGCATCAGGCGTGAGCGTGGTCGTGACGGCAAGATCGGCAGAGCGCCGCCGGGCATCCCGGATGTGGTCGTTATCAGCTATTCCAAATTGGACAACTGGACGGAGACCTTGGCCGCGTTCGCCAAGACGGTCGTCTTCGAGGAAGCGCAGGAACTTCGTCATGCGGGCACCAACAAGTACGTCGCAGCGGTCTCGCTCGCAGGAGCGGCGAAGTACCGAATCCAGCTGAGCGCTACACCGATCTACAATTACGGAAACGAGATCTACTCGGTGCTCAGCGTGATCGCGCCCGGCGCCCTGGGTACGCGCGACGAATTCAATCAAGAATGGTGCGCTGGGGATGAGGTGAGGGATCCCGTGGCGCTGGGGACGTACCTGCGCGAGAGCGGGCTGATGATCCGGCGCACGCGCAGGGAGGTCGGTCGCGAACTCCCACCCCTATCGATCGTCCGTCACGTCGTCGAGTGTGACACCGAGCGAATCGATGAGGCGGCGGTGGAGGTAGCCGAGCTCGCGCGACGTGTGCTCGCGCGAACAGGGACGCAGCTCGAGCGCATGCAGTGGTCCGGCGAGATCGACTACCGCATGCGGCAGGCGACCGGCATCGGCAAGGCGCCAGCGGTTGCCGACTTCGTACGCATGCTCGTCGAGAACGGCGAGAACGTCGTGCTGTTCGGATGGCACCGGAACGTATACGTTATTTGGCAGTCCGCATTCGAACGAGCTCAGGTCAAGTACGCGATGTACACGGGCAGCGAGAACGAATCGCAGAAGTCCGCGAGCGTTGCGCGGTTCATCTCCGGAGAGGTGAGCGTGCTCGTGATCTCGTTGCGGTCCGGATCTGGGCTTGATGGGCTGCAGCACGTCACCTCAACCGTGGTCGTCGGCGAACTCGACTGGAGCCCGAAGGTGATCGAACAAGATGTGGGCCGCGTGTTTCGAGACGGCCAGGTCAACCCGGTGGCCGCATACATGCTGGTCGCCGAGAGCGGAAGCGACCCAGCGGTGGAGGATGTGCTCGGGATCAAGGATGCGCAGTCCACCGGCATTATGGACCCGGAGCTGGCGGGCGTGGCGCAGTTCGTTGGTTCGTCAGACGACCGGATCCGCAAGCTGGCGGAGGACGTGCTGCGCAGGGTAGGCGGACGGCGCGAGCCAACCGAGGACGACATCGAGGCCATCGCATAGAATAGATACACGTTTCGCTAGGTTGTACCGCTTGCCTTTTAGTTACTAACTTGCTTGCGTTGCCCCGTACGACTGCTAGAGTATAGGCATGATGACGGACGACGAGATCAAGGCTTTCCGGGCGGAGTTGATGGCCGACCCGCATGCCCGCGTAACCGACGCTCCGCATGCGTGTACTCGGGCGCTCGCTGCTGCGCGAGGCGCGCGTCAGAAGGCGGCCAAGGCCAAGGCCCGCGCTACCGTGGTTGCCGCGCACAGCACATGGATTGCGTCCGGTCGCGAAGGCGCTGAGGCAATCGCACTGACGCTTGCCAAGGGGCGCTCGTGAGCAAGGCAGCCAACAAGCGGTCCATCAAGGCGCTTCCAGCATTGCGTACGTCGCTGCTGTGGTTCAAGCGCGAGACTGTGCGCTCGTTGAAGCGCCGCGCTCTCGAGGTGACCTCGCCTAGGTTGCGCATCGCGCTCGTGGAGAAGGCGCGCAAGGTCGCAACCACCGACCTCGCCGATCTGCGCCACGCATACGAGTGCGACCGCGTCAGCGAGATCTACAAGGCGCCCCGCTTCGAGCTGACCCGCGCGGTTCCCGGCATCATCTGGATGGCGGCCTGAGCCATGAGCGTCTACGTGGACACAGCGGTCTACGGGTACGGGCGGATGACTATGTGCCACATGCTCGCGGATACCCCGGAGGAGCTTCACGCGATGGCCGACCGGATCGGCGTCGCGCGTCGCTGGTTCCAGCAGCCTCCGAAGGCGTCGTTCTTCCATTACGACATCAGCAAGGGCAAGCGCGCGCTTGCTGTGAAAGCTGGCGCGATCGAGTGCGACCGCAACGCGTTCGTGACCCATCTCCGTCGGATCCGGACATCCGGAGTGTTCGCTCAGCCAAGCAAGGATGCGAGACCATGAGCAGCGTAGCTTTTCACTCAATGGATTCAGGAACTGTGCGTGTCGGCGGCGCCGAGCGCGCATGGGCTGCTTCGCTGTGCACCGATATGATGGAAGGTGTTCTGGCTCTAGACCATTTTCCGTCGTTCAAAGATGCACCGCTCAGCACGCTGCTTCGGATGCTCAAGCCGGGGCACTACGTTCATGACATCATCAAGACAGGCGACCCGCATCGCGTGGCTAAGGCGCTTCAGACCAGCCTGAGCGTAGAACTCGGCGGTCATATGCTTGAGTGGAATGGCCAGCCGGTCGAGGTGTTCGCTATCGCGCTCAACACCGCGTTGGCGCTTGGCAGTGATGCGGTGCGATTCTCCGCGCGGATGCATGGATCCTGCGAGATCCATGCGTGGGTCGATGGGCGAAACCGATGGTGGATTTCCGACATCATCGAGGAAGGTTTGGCGAGTGGCGTGACGCGTAGCGCGACAGACGCGTTACGAGAACTGGCCCGGCATCATCGCGATGCTGCGCAAGTCATCGCAGAACCCTGTAGTCATGTCCTACAGCGTTACCGACTCGTTTCCGAGCTTCGCATTGGTGTCTGGTCAAGACTTCGAGGAGACGCCTTGGAGCAGGATGAGCGAAGCCGAACAGAAACTGATGGAGGACAAGCAGAATGCGTTCGGAGAACTGCCTGAGCACGAGCAATGGACGCAGGCGTTCGCCGCGCTAAAGGCGCGTGATGGCGGGCTCGAACTTCGTCCGGGCAACTGGAACACGTTCCGCTTCTCGCACAAGCTGTCGGCGCTGGACCTGATAGCCGAGGATTGGGAGGCTAGGCTTGACCGGGTGTTTCCCGAGGCCGATGCCGAGGTCGCGTGATCGATGAGCTACGGTCATGGATCTTGGTGATGATGGCGATCGGAGCCATCTCGACATGCGTGCGCCCATCGCGCGCTCGTTGCCCGGAAGGCTACGACTTGCGGATGGGGATCCGGCGCTCGGGCGACTTCGAGTGCTGGCCATCTCCGCCACGCGGATCGCTGTACGACGGCGCCGGTGGCTACGAGGAGAGAAGCCCGCAACTCGGGCCGATCCTGACCGGCCGCATATATTGCACTGGTGGGAGTGAGGCGATCGTAATCGACGAGCGCACGGTAGGATGTCAGCACGGAGGATGGCCATGATCATGACCTACAAATACCGGCTGAAGGGCAAGCGCGCGGCGCGCCAGTTGCGGCGCTACGCGTGGTCCGTAAACCAGGTCTGGAATTACTGCGTGCAGACCCAGCGAGCGATTCAGCGCAGGCATCGCGATGGTCTGACGGTCAGATGGCCATCCTTCTATGACCTAAAGGACCTCGCATCTGGAACTTCCAAGGATCTTGGTGTCCACGCGCAGACGATTCAAAACGCCTGTAAGCAGTTCGTAGAGAGCCGAGACCAGCACGGTAAGTGTCCGGCTTTTCGTCGCTCATCCGGACCTCGCAAGTCGCTCGGATGGGTCCCGTTTCAGACTGGATCGCGCCAACTGTCGGATGGCGCCATCACCTACCTCGGGAACACGTACCGCTGGTTCGGCGCCGCGCGCCGTCCGCTTCCTGCCGTCGTGAAGGGTGGCGCGTTTGTCGAAGACGCGCGCGGTCGCTGGTACGTGACGCTGCACGTCGAAGTCGGTGCGCTCGCGCAAGCACCGGATGTCACGGTCGGCATCGACCTCGGGCTCAAGACGCTCGCCACGCTCAGCACGGGCGAGAAGATCGCCAACCCACGCATCACGGCCGCGTACGCGCAACGCCTCGCGACCGCGCAGCGCGCTGGCAACCGCGCACGCGCCAAGGCTCTGCACGCGCGCATCAAGAACGCGCGGATCGACGGCTTGCACAAGGCCAGCGCTCGCATTGCGTCCGCTCACCGCACGATCATCGTCGGTGACGTCAGTAGTTCTCAGCTCGCGCAGACGCGGATGTCGAAGTCCGTGCACGACGCGGGCTGGTCGATCTTCAGGAACCTTCTTCGATACAAAGCCAGCAGGCACGGAGGAGAGTTCCTGGAGGTTGGTGAGAAGTTCACGTCCCAAACCTGTTCGTCGTGTGGCGCTCTGCCATCGACGAGGCCGAGAGGTATCGCAGGGCTTGGAATAAGAGCGTGGGTCTGTTCTGCTTGTGGCGTGAGCCACGACCGCGATGTGAACGCGGCGCTGAACATACGCGCGTTCGGGCTGAGTGCTCAGCCTCGTGTAGACGAAAGCCGGGTGCTTACGTGAGCGCTGTACGGTGGGTACGACACCGGGTGCTTGAGAGCGCTGAACGGTTGGTACGAGAGATCGACGAGGGTCTGATCGAGGATGCCGACCTGTGCGGATTTCCGGTTGAAGGTCGTGACGACGACTTCGACGACGAACTGACGGTCGAGGCGCTCGACGAGGACCAGCCGCAGCCATGAGCCAGACCTGCCTTCACTCGATCGCCGATGCGCCACGGCACCCCGAATGCGAGGGCTGCCGAGCGGTTCCAGAGCAGGATGTTCACTTTGCGCAGATGTTAGATCAGATGACACCGGACGAGCGACGCTATGCAGCGATGGGCCAGTTCAGCCTTCCGTCTAGCCGACCGATCGCGGGGATCTCCGAGACGATCGCGGCGCTTCAGCGTCGGCTCGCAGCAGCCTGCGATGTCCCAGATCACATACTATTTGATCAGTCATCACAGCGCTCCCTGCTCGATCCAACCGGTGATCTTGACGCGGAGCGCGCAGCGATGGAAGAGACGGAGCGTCCGGGTACGTGGTTCGGCGATGATGGAGCGGACGGGCGGTGGCTGACGCAGGAGCAGACGGACATGCTCGTGCGGGCGGAGCTTTGGCGACATGCCGTGCGACATGTGACCGGACTGCCTGACGCACTGAACGAAGAATTGCGCGGCATCATCGGCGAGCTGCGGATGCTTGAGCTATCGACCGAGACCGGGGATGGCTATAGCGTGCGGCGCCGCTCGCGCCGAGCCTCACAGCAGCGCGGTGGAATCGACAGCGATCCGCTCGTCCGCCTGCTGGCTTGGCGCGCCTGGGGAGATCGCGATCGATTTTGGCTCCAGGATAGAGGCGTGCGGAAGGGTGATGCGATCACGTTGGTTTCGAGTGAAACATGTGCGCGCGCGTGGCCAGCAGATCATCATATCGGTCCGGCCACGCATGACGCACGGCCAGGCGAAACGCTTTGGTTGGCGTACCCAAATCCGCCAGCGTACGAGCGAACCACAGGAGCGCAGACGATGTTCCGCGTCAGCGACCGCCCGCGCGAGAAGCCACAGCCATCTGAAGGCGAGTGGTTTCTTACGCCGGATGTCGGGACTCCGTTGTTCCCGTCGGTCCCTGCTGATCTGGCGGCGCTCCGCGGTTATGGGATGCCCAGCATCCGAGAGACGTTTCGGCATGGGTACGAGGTGATTCCTGACATCGTGCCTGACCTGATCGGACAAGTGTTCACCGGTTCACACCCATGGCGGTTGGGCGATCGTGTCACGGCCAACGGCCATGGCTACGTGGTCACCGCGGTCGACGCGAACACGTTCAAGTTAGGCACCGCGCCGCGCGCGGAGCGCTTCTCGCTTGAAGCCGAGCCGAAACCGCTGGGCGGGACGCGGAGACCGAACACGGAGAATCAGCAACCTCCGGTTCCTCCGTGGGCCAAGGAGCGGCGCCGGCGCCAACCGAGGAGCGGACGATGACCGCCAAGAACACCACGCCACCGGCGGACCTGCTCAACGCATTCCGTGGCCTCGAGAGCCCCGAGCAGCTCGGACCGCTGGTGGTCGAAGAGGGATTCGACGCAGCCACGCTGCACGTGCTGGCGGCCTGGTTGAGCAGCGATCACATCTGGTCCCAGCCGAAGGCACCGTGCCCCGATGGCGGGCGCGCGACCTCGGTGGCCTGGCGCTGGCTGGTGTCCGGATGGACGCTGGATGTCGAGTACGTGGCCAAGGCGGCGGACGTCTCGATGTCGACCGCGCGCGCGAAGCTCGAGCTCCTGGTGGCGAACAGGCTGATCTTTCCCGATGGGGAGATGGCCAAGATCGCCAAGGCCATGCTCCAGGCGGCCATCCGCAAGGCGCTCGGAGGCAAGAAGAAAGATAAGGAGAAGAAGGGAGATGGCGGACCGCCACCTACTCCCGATAGCAATAGGAAACCGAGCGAAACTAACTAATTCGTGCCATTGTCTCGGTAGATGTCGTGCCCTCATGGCTGCGGGTCTCCGGATAGCTGTTCGCAATGCGCTGGCGCGAAGGCGCGCATCGTCAAGCTGGACTCCGCCACCGGTTCGGTCACCGTTGACGGCAAGAAGG